GAGGTAGGGAGGAATTTAGCATTAACGCTAAGTTAATATTATGTTTGCATTAGTAGAAGATGGATCAATAACAAAATTCTTAAGTGGTAACAGAGGTATTACTATTGGAGATAATCAATATCCAAAAGCTATATTTACTTTATGGACTAAATCTGAAAGGGAAGCGATTGGTATTTACGAAGTAGAAATGGATATTTCTAAATTTAAAGATGAAAAGTGGTATATTAATACTAATATAACATATTCATTTGGAAGCGGTAAAGTCACTGGCTCGTATGGGGATGCTACAGCTAAAGCTCATGCTGATACTTTATATACTGCTCAAGATGAAACAGATGGTTTAGGCACTGAAGGTGAAGTTAAAGCTGAAGGTTTAAAAACAATTTTAATTAGAAATGTTAAGGCACAAGCTAATCAACTATTATCAGAAACTGATTGGTACGTAACACGTAAAACTGAAAAATCAACGGCAATACCTAGTAATATTACAACATGGAGAAATGGAATTCGTTCTAAACAAGCAGCTATGGAAACATCTATAACTAACGCAAACGATACTCCAGCTCTTGAGACTTTATATACTTATGTAAATACAGCTGATGAAGGGGATCCAGTTGTAATAGAAAGACCATTAGGAGAGTTCCCAGAATTAGGATCTTAATATGCCTCTTATTCTTGGAGCAAATGAAACTAAAGTTACTGGCTATGATGTAGACAACTCATGTATGTTTAATGATGGTGATAGTGCAGCAATGAGTAGAGATCAATCAGCCAATAGTGCTGGCACTAATACTAAAGGAACTTTATCTGTTTGGTTAAAAATGAGTGCAGCTGGAACAGAGCAAGTTATTTACACAAGAGAAACTGATGCAAGTAATTATTTTAAAGTTTGGTTTGAAAATGATAGACTTTTAATTCAAACTGTAACTAGTGGTAGTGTTACCATGAAGAAAGAAACCAATAGAGTATTTAGAGACCCTTCTGCTTGGATGAATGTAGTTGTAATTTTAGATAGCACAGATGGAACTGCTGCAGATAGACAACAGATTTGGATTAATGGATCTAGAGAAACAAGTTTTGCAAATTCAACTAATATTGGCTCTAGTGCAAATCTTCAAATAAATACAGGAACAGGAACTGACTATATAGGAAGAAGAGGTTCAGGTAATTATTATGATGGTTATATGGCAGAGTTAGTTTGGATAGATGGAACAGATTATGCCGCAACTTCATTCGGTGAATTTAATGAAGACAGCCCTAATATATGGCAGCCCATAGATGTCAGCGGACTCACGTTCGGTACTAATGGTTTTTATTTAGATTTTGAAGCTAGTGGTAACCTTGGAAACGACGTAAGTGGGGGCACAGATTTTACAGAAGCTAACCTAGCTGCAACAGACCAAATGTTAGATACTTGCACAAATAATTTTTGTACTATGAATCCTTTGGATCAAAAAGTAGGCGGGACCTATACTTTTTCAGAAGGAAATTTGCAAGTTGAACAAGATATAATAAGAGGAACTTTATCTAATTTTGGTATAACTGCTGGAAAATGGTACGCAGAAGCAAAATTTGTTTCAACAAATAGTGATAGTTGTAGAATTGGAATTGTAGGTATAAGTAGTGTAGACAACGATAATCCAGGAAAACCAGCAACAGGATATGTGTACGATCAAGATGGAAATAAAAGTAATAATAATACAGCTGCTAGTTATGGAGATACTTATTCAACAGGAGATATTATTGGAATAGCAGTAGATTTAGATAACCTAAAAATATATTTTTCTAAAAACGGAACTTTTCAAGACTCTGGTGATCCTACTTCTGGAGGCACAGGGACAGGTGCTGCATACACTATAACAGCAGCGTCTGGTACACCAGCAGGTGCTTATTTTTTTACACACTGTGATAATGCAGATACAAATAAAGTTTTTTGGAACTTTGGCTCTCCAGCTTTTGCAATTTCATCTGGCAATGCAGATGATAATGGTTATGGAAATTTTGAATATGATGTTCCAGCAGGCTATCTTGCGTTATGCACAAAAAATTTAGGAAGTGATGGAGGATAAATGGCAGCTTATACAACAATAGACGATCCAGAATTACATTTTCAGTGCAGAGCCTATACTGGTAATGGTGCTGATGATCATGCAATAACATTTGATGGAACGAGTGATATGTCACCAAATTTACTTTGGTTTAAAGGTAGGGCGGCTCCAGATTCAGGTAGTGCTGCACATAGACTTTTAGATACTGTAAGAGGTATAACTCAAGCATTACCATCACACGACACAGATGGACAATTTGTTGAAAGTGGTGATGGTATAAGTTCTGTTGATACAGATGGATTTACTTTACAAATTAATTCTGGAAATGATTACAATTCTAGTAGCAAAACTTATGTATGTTGGGCATGGAAAGAAAGTGCTGATGCTGGGTTTGATATAGTTTCTTATACAGGAAATGGAAGTAACAGAACAATATCGCACTCGTTGTCAGCAAAACCAGCTATGATAATTGTTAAACAAACATCAGCATCAAGAGATTGGTGGGTATATAATAAAAATTTAGACGGAACAGATGGTGCAACAGGAGTAATATATTTAGATTTAACTGATGCTGCAGGAACTAATGCAACAACTTCATGGAACTCAACTGCTCCAACTACTTCAGTTTTTTCATTGGGAACAACTGTTGGAGTTAATCAAGATAGTGGAACTTACATAGCTTATTGCTTCGCAGAAAAACAAGGTTTCAGCAAGTTCGGTACATATGAAGGCAATAATAATGCCTCAGGCCCGTATATCTATTTAGGTTTTAAGCCGGCTTGGTTTATGACGAAGAAAAGTAATGGTTCAAAAGATTGGAACATTTATGATAATAAAAGATCAGATAGTGGTGGCGGAAATCCAAACGATCAATATTTAGAAGCTAATACTAATGGAGCCGAACAAAGTGGTCAAGATATAGATTTTTTAAGCACTGGGGTGAAGATTAGATCAACATCTAGCGAAGTTAACGGAGATGATAATAATTTTATTTACATGGCGTTTGCTGAGAGTCCCCTAGTAAATTCAAATGGAGTGCCGAATAACGCAGAATAATTATGTTACAAAAATTAAAATTTCAACCTGGATTTAATAAACAAGTTACAGCAACTGGTGGCGAAGGCCAATGGGTTAGTGGTGATTATGTAAGATTTAGATATGGTTCACCTGAAAAAATAGGTGGTTGGGCACAGTTAGGAGACGTTACTTTAACTGGTAGAAACACGGCGCTTCACCATTTTGTTAATGCATCTGGTATTAAGTATGCTGCATTAGGTACAAATAGAATGTTATATGTATACTCTGGGGGAGCTTTTTATGACATAACTCCTCTTAAAAGCACAACTACTTTAACTAATGCTTTTTCAACAACTAATGGTGATGCAACAGTTACCATAACTTTTTCATCTGATCATAATATTACTAAAGGTGATATTATTTTATTAGATAGTTTTACCGCTATTACCAATTCTAATTTTGCCGCTAGTGATTTTAATGATAAAAATTTTATGGTTGCAACTGTTCCAAGTTCAACAACAATTACAATTGAAATGTCATCTAACGAATCTGGATCAGGTGCTTCAACATCTGGTGGAATAAGAGTTAAACATTACTATTCAATTGGTCCTGCAGTCGAAGCGTCAGCCGCTGGTTGGGGTTTAGGTCTTTGGGATGGTACTGTAGCTGGAGAAGTTTTTAATACTTTAGATGGAGCCTTGACTTCAGGTTCATCAAGTATTGTCTTAGATGACTCAACGGGATTTCCTGCATCAGGAACAGTTTTAATAAACAGTGAAAGAATTGCTTATACTTCAAACACCACTGGTACAGGGACTTTATCAGGATTAACTAGAGGATCAGATAACACAACAGCAGCTAGTCATTCTGATGGAGCAACAGTAACCGATGCTTCTGAATATACTAAATGGGGTGCATCGCAAACAGGTGATATTATAACGGCTCCTGGTTTATGGTCTTTAGATAATTACGGAAATAAATTAATTGCAACTATTGTTGATGGCGCAACTTTTTCATGGGATTCAGATGCGTCTGGTGCAACATCTACTAGAGCAACAATTGTTGCTAATGCACCAACAGCAGCGGTGCAAACTTTAGTGTCTACACCGGATCGTCACTTAGTATTTTTTGGAACAGAAACAACTATTGGAACTACATCAACACAAGATGATATGTTTATTAGATTCTCGGACCAAGAATCAATTGATGCAACAACATCATATGCACCTAGTGCAATCAATACTGCTGGCACACAAAGACTGGCTGATGGAACACGGATCGTTGCAGCTATAAGAGGTCGTGATGCAATTTATGTT